TGGTGTTGCTCAGAACCGCCGTCTGTTTCAACCGTCCGCGGATGCCGGGCGTGGTCGCATAGCCCAGGCTCCCAATGTCGGCGTTGGCCGTCGCAACATCGGTTTCCTGCTGGACCACCGTTCCAAACACCGGGTTGCCGCCATTGGTGCCGATGGCTACCACATCCAGCCCAGACTGCCCGAAGATCCCGAGCGGCTGGTTCGACGCGCCCGAGCCGTTGATCACCGCCGCATCGATGGCAATGGCGATCTGGGCGGCGATGTCATACCGCACCAGCGCCTCGATATCCACCGTGCTCTGCGCCAGAAGCTGACGGCTGTATTTCTGCAACGCCATCACCGTCTTGGGCGACAGGGTGAAGCTGCCGAAGGTCAGGTCCTGCTCGGTCACATCGGCGCCCGAGTTTTCCGCCATCCAGAACCCTGCGCCCGCCGTGATCTGTTTGGGGAACAGCAGCGGATCGCGCAGCCCGGTCAGCATCTTCGCTCCCATCCTGCGCGCCACAATCTTGTTGCGCAGGATGTCGATCAACGGCTCAACGGCGGTCTCGATGGTGAGCGCGCCGGCCGCTCCGCTCAACGTGCTCAGCGGCGCGCGCTGTCCGGTGGCGATCGCGTCCCGCTGTTCTTTCGTCAGGTCAATTCCGGGAATCGACTTCGGAACCCAGAATCCGCCGTTGGCCGGCGACCGCTTCAGGTTCTTCGTGATCTGCGCGGCCACCTCCAGCTCAAAGCAGTTGCCCCCGCGGATGAATTCCTGCATGCCCCGCACGATGGAATACGACCGCTTCTCTTTCTCGGTCATGTCCACGGCCTCGGCCGGCGATCCGGCCACCGGGGTAAATTTCTTGATGAGCAGGTCCCCGATCTGCCGGCGAACTTCGATTTCCGTGGTCTCCTTGGAAATCCATTCCATCACCTGCTCGGGCTTCAGATGCTCCCGATACTGCGCGCCGAGAGCGGAGATGGACCGCACCCGCGCCACTTCGGTATCGACCGCCCGCTGGCGATCCTGATTTAGTTCAACGACCGGATTTGCAGTGGTGCTCATAGTCTCGCTCCTGGTTTGAATTGCGGCCTGGGCCGCATCAGTCTGAATCGCGGCCTCAGCCGCAGAACTTGTTACCCGCTCGATGATCAGCGGGAATTCGCGCAGCTCGCGCCCCACTCCCACCGTGGGATCGGCCGGCACGGCCACCAGTGACACTTCCACCGGTTCCCAGTCAATGGCGCGATATTCGTCCGGCGACTTGTCATCGCTCTCGGTGATCTGGTACCGGTGGACCATATAGCCCACCGACACATTGCGCAGAATCCCGTCCTGGACATCCTGCAGCTTCTGGTTTGCCAGCTCCGAATTACCGAAACGGACCGTCGCCACGCCTTTGCCGTCGCGCAGCCCCGCCGATTCCACGATGCCGATGTGCTGATTGGCGTCATGATTAGCCAGGAGTGGCGCTCCGCCGTTCATCCGGTCCATGCGTACCGACTTCTTGCCGTGGTCGAGGACCTCGCTTCCCCACCAGCGCTTCACCGGGGTTTCCGAAGAAAACGACAGGTCCAGCGTGCGCTTTTCGAGATTCAACCCCGCCCGCTCCACCGTGCAGAAGCGGTATTGGATCGGCAGTTTTTCCGGCGCTCGTTTCTTGTCCATCACTCACCGTAATGCCACGAAAATAAAAATCGTGTCAAATCGCCTTATTTTTTTGCCTTCCCGGCAGTCTTTTTCGCCGTGCTTGCTTCGCCCTCGGATGTCTCTTCCTGGGCGTTGGGGTCTTTCTGATCGTCCGAGGCGGTGTCCGCCGCGCCCTTGATGTCGGTGCCCAACTCCAGCCCGGCTGCGGCGAGAATCTCATTCTCGTACTTGCGCTGCTCGACCATCTCTTCAAAGTCCATCCCCATGGCCGCCAGTTCGGCGGTGTAGGTGCTGAATCCGTTTTGCACGGCAAGCGTGGCGGACTGCACATCCTTCAGCGGATCCACCCAGTCCCACCCGCGCGGGTGCCAGACTGCGCTTCTGGCATACTGCGGCACGTTCGCCGCGTCCAGCGCCAGGCCGCCGGCCACGATCGCATTAGGCAGCCATGCCCGGTAAATGGGCTTACACATCGAATCAATGAGCCAGCATTGCAACAGCCTCCAGGTATCGCGCTCATCCAGCAGCCCGGCCCGGATCGAACTGAAGTTCACACCCTCCAGGTCGTTACCCAGCGAGCTGTAAGACACGTCCAGGCCGCTGGCGATGCCGCGCAGCGCACCCTTGCAGAATGCGTCATAGCTGGAATTCGGATGCTGCGGGTCCCACTTTTCAAACGTCATGCCCGCCGGCAGGCTTTCGAATGCCCCCGGCTGGGCATCCATGAGCTGGGGGCCCATGCCCGGCTGAAGGTTGGCATCAGCATTGCCGGCGGCCAGCGCCGGGTCTCCGGTATATTGCTCACCGGTTTGCGAGACAAAGAAACCCATCTTGGATGCCGCCACCCGGGCCGCCACCACTTCCGCCTCTTTGTAGCCAACCAGCATGTTCATCTCGATCATGCTGGGCGCCATCCACGGAATGCCGCGCGTCTGATTCACCCTCAGCGGAATGAACGCATGGATGATCTCGCTCGCCGATACGCGGATCCGCGCGTGCGGCGAAGACGATTGCTCTGATGGATGCCGGTTCCATATCCAGTACGCCACCGGCCGCTGAAACGAATCCACTTCCACGCCCATGCGCACTTCATTCCCGTTCTGCAGCCGCTCGATGAAGAACGTGGCATCCACCTGGTCAGGGTCGATGAACTGTAAAGCGTACAGGTAGGGATTACCGGCCAGCGGCACCTTGCGCAGAAACACCTCGCCATCCATGGCGACGTTGCGAATGAAAAACCGCTGCGCCCCTGCCCAGCTCAGCTTTCCATCCACCATGCAGTTGTCTTTCTCTCCCCAATCGGCCCAGGCGTCCTCGATGACATCGTTGACTTTCTCCAGCAGCCCTTCGCCGCGCTGCTTTTTGACCTTGGCCTGAAAGGTGATGCCGCACTCTCCCGCCACATTCTTTTCCACCTGGCGCAGAAACTTGGCAGCATAGTGATTGTTCTTTGCCAGCGCCCTGGACCGTCCCCGCAGTCGCCGCAGATCAGCGAAAAGCTCCTGGTCCGCGCTCAGGATAGAAGTCGCCCAGTCCATGGTCAGCCGGTTAAACGCGGCAGCCTTATAGCCGCCCGCTTGCAGCGCCTGCAAGAGCTGCGGAGGCATCGTGATATCACGCTTGTCCGGCGGGGCCTGGGCCGATCCGCCGCTGAAGATCTGTTTCACCATCTGCCAGAGGCCCATTATTTTTCCTCGGACTTGCGCGCCCGCCGCGCAAGCTCAGCATCGATGTTCCGCTTGATCCGCTCGGATTTTTCCCGATCAATGGTTAGCGATTCGCCACCCTTCACGCTGATGGATATCTCACTGATGCCGCCCGAGAAGTTCGCGAAACGCCTGATCGCCTTAAGCAGTTTCGGGCTCATATTCTCCGGCCTCATTGCTCTGTCTCGATATCCTTTTTCCATCTCCGTGCTCCTTCGCGTCCTCTGTGGTAAAAAGCTCTTATCGAACGGGCCCGAAATATGCCCCGACCGTTGCGCTCGGGAAGCTCTCGCCCGCGGCGATGCGCTCTTGCTTATAGAGCGCCGCATAATAGTTCCGAAGCTGCAGCAGGTCTTTCTGCCCCATCTTCACCAGCTCCCGCCCGTTGATTTTGTAAGAGGCCACGTCTGCCGTCACCCGATTTGCCAGTACCGCATCAAGCGCATCCAGGTTCTTTTTGGCATCGCTTCGGTAGTCTGTCGCGCTCGTCGCGGTCGATGGATCGGGCTTGATCTCGATCCCGCCCTCAGCGACTTTGAAGCGCTTGCCGGCATTCGCACCGCTGCCGGTCAGGATGGCGATCCAGGTATATTTTCCCGGCGCCCATGCGGCCGTCGTCGTCGCCGGCACGTTGATATTGAACGTTCCCGCTGTCGATGTGATCACCCCTCCGTTGATGTCAATGGGAGTCAGGCCCAGGCT